TTAAATTTTATCCGCGTGGTGCATCAGCACGAATTTATCCCACAGCTGTTCTTCACTCTCGACGTGTGCCGGATCTTTCAGGATCGTATTCGGGATCGGGCACACTTTCTGGCAGGTTGGCGTGTCGTAATGACCCACGCACTCGGTGCAGCGGTCGCTGTTAATCTCATAAATGCTGTCACCCATCGAAATGGCCTCATTCGGGCACTCCGGCTCGCACATATCGCAATTGATACAGCGCTTAGTTATTAGTAAAGACATATCAAGCAGTTACCATTAAATCAATTTTAAATCAGTAAGTTACGACGATTTCTTATCGTTCTATATTATTAACTTACTGTATGTTGATACAGTGCAATTAACACTGATAAACTCAACCCAATAACACAAAGCAGCAACACATAGCGTTTTTACCCACGAAAAACCGATGCATGTGTGAGCTTTAATTCTGCGCCTCAGCAGATAAGGATTGAGAATGCCGCGCACTGTAACACAGAAACCAGATAGCCCCAATAACGACGATGTTTTAGCCGCATCAGAAAAATGGGACGCCTGTAAACCTCCATATACCAGCACACACATTAGAATCTGTGTTGCTGCTGCGAAGACGATCCTCTCAGCGTCTGGTCTGGCCCGACGGTCGAAATACGAGAAAGAGAACTATCTCCGTATTGATTTTAGCAAAGCCGGTAAGGTTACATTTTACGCTGAATTTCCCAAAAAAATGGGGCTGAAGGGGAAAAAGCTAGGGGAGTGGCCTGAGCTGGCGATCCAGCTGGCCCGAGAGAAAGCGGCGGAAATGGCTGGAGATGGCCTCCGATCAGAATCCGTCCATGCTGCGATTGAACTGTACCGGGATGATCTTAAAGCCAAAGTAGCAAGGCAAAAATTGAGCCCGGATAGTTTCACCACTTACGGGGTACGCATCGACAGGATTAAGGCAACGTTTGGTGAGCGCGAAATATTTAGCGATGTAACATACAATCGGCTGGTGGAGGTACTGGACGAGTGGATCGCCACCCGCTCGAACAATAACGCTCTGGAGTTGTTCGCCGAACTCCGCAGGCTCTGGAAGTTCTGCTCCCCTACGCTTTGTAATGGGCGCAACATTGCGGCCAGTCTGCCTGATGATTATGTATCCTCCCGCGTACAGAAACCCACCCCTACACGCCTTTTTACAGACATTGAATCAATCGCCCGCCTGTGGTTGAACGTGGCGGCCTGTCCATCAATACATCAAAAAAATGCCGTTAGGTTTATGATCATCACCGGCGTACGTCCGATTAACATACATAACCTGCGCTGGGACTATGTAAACGAGGATGCTGGAGAAATTATTTATCCTGAGGGAGTTATTGGTATGCGTGGAGCCATGAAAACACAAAAGGCTTTCCGCCTGCCGATAACGCCTGAACTTCGACGCATTATCGACGAGCAGAAAGCCTGGCGTGACTCGGTTCCTGAATGTAATAAAGATTATGTGTTCCTGCAGCCGCGTGACCCAATGCAACCCTTCTCTAAACGGTCTCTGGATAAGCTGGTAAAAACATACAGTCCAGAAGGGGCGGTCAAAGGCTTGAAGCATGACGGGACGATTAAGGGGAAAGAGGGGGCATTTAATACGATGTGCCGTAAATTCCTCAAGAGCAATGTAATTGCCCTCATGAAGGAAAGAGGCTATTCCCGATCAGACCGAAGGGAAATTAGCCTCCTGTGCCTTCATCACTCCAGCAAGTCAGATGACCCGATGGCAGAACACTACGACTTTTCGGACGAGATTTTGCAGGAAGAGATCGCGCTGAAGCGTGAAGCTTTCGAGGCTCATGAGCGGAGCATACTCGCGCAGGTTGCTTTGATAAGGAGGAGGGGTTAGTACTGACTCCGGCATTTTTCAATGAAGGCTTCGACATTTTTACGTTCGTAGCGTACTACTTTTGCGCTAAATTTAATAGGCGCCAGTGTGGCGCGATGCCTGTGTGTTGTATTCCACAGGCATAGGGTTTTTTGCGTAATGCCCAATTTTCCACATACCTCATCCGGAGTGAGCAGATCATCAGGTTGTTCAGCCATATTACACCTCATATGCTTTTTACTTGTGAACAAGTCTTTGCCAGATCGCGGAAACGTATTTAGCCTGGTGTTTGGCATCAGCCAGAGCGTTATGCCTATCACCTTCAAACGGGATATCGCGGCGCGGGTTGATGCCAATGGCACGCCCTAATTCGACAATGGTTCGAACGTCGCGATCATTAGCGAAATGCCAGGGGCAGGGAATATCCACTCGGTCATAGCTGGCTCGCATGATGACGTTGTCAAAAGTTGCACCGTTACCCCACACTTGAACTCGGCCAGGTTCGGAATTACCGCGGATAAATGCAACTAGCTGAATGAGTGCGGTTGAGATAGCCATCGCTGCATTCTTATCGTTAATAGCCGACCTGGCTTCCTCACTTTGCTGCATCCACCACATAATGGTGTCAGGGTCAGGTACGGCACCACCATCCATCGAACTTTTCAGGCTCACAACGCGATAAAATTCTTCGCCGAGTTCACCAGTTGATGGATCAAAAAATACCGCACCGATGGAGACGATAGGGGCATTCGGTTTATTACCCATAGTTTCGAGGTCGATCATTAAATGGTTCACGTTAATTATTCTCCTGCGTGGTAGCTTTAGCATGGCAATAATGCTCACCATTCGGGCGGGTAGACGTTACCCCACAGCGCGGACATGGTTCAGGAAACGTCAGAACCAACTGCTCAACAACTGTTGAAACTTCCTGCTGTTCAGCGTCGGTAAGCTGGCGCTTAAGTTCAAACTCCAGCGAATCGACGATTAAGAAGGCGAAGCCCTCAATAGAACCGCGCATAGCATCAATGATTTTTTCTTTGGTAAGAGCATCAGTCATTGGTTGGCTCCCCGGTTTGCCAAAAATACAGCCCTTGCGAATCCGCGCGGCGTTAGTGAGCGAAGTTGCTTGGTGCGCTGCGAGTTACCACCTAACCATCTCCACCCCCAGAACATCCCAATATTTACCGGGCCCGGTTTTTTCTCTGGCATTACAAACCCGCCGCCAGCCCAAATGCAGGTCTTTTTCGTGTACCCGTCATACGCTGGCATTTTCGGGTGAAAACTCTCCTCACCCCCATGCATATAACCGCCGTACTGGTAGGGGTCGAAGTAGTAATCCGGCTTACGCCAGTGAGTGGACATTTTCCCTACAGGGTTCTCAACCATCCATTTAGCCTCGAATCTCTCTGCGATTTCCTGCACCATTTTCGCGTTTTCTACTGATACAAGGCTGGTGTGGCTATCATGCTTTGCCCCTGATACCGCAAGCTCTGTACAGTCGGGGAAAGCAAAGATAATGTCCGGGCTGGGGATATTCATAGCGGCGCACTTCTCGGCAAAATCCCCATCAATCCACATGTCTACGTGATGTACCAGCGGGTGCTCCTTCCGTCCTGCGTACTCGCCATGATTGCCTGATGAAGCGTTAAAGCAGTACACGGTGTGACCGTATTCAGCCCACGGCAACCCCATAATCCCGGAGCCATCAAAGAGTGACCAGACAGTTTTTTTAGCCATCACTCAGCCTCCACCTTGATGCCAGCGTCATCCAACGCCGCGTTAACTTCTGCCTCGGGGTATGCGTATATTGCGCAGTGCGCCCCAGTGAACTCTCGGCGATGCAAAACGCTAATAGGCTTCGGCAGCTTCACGGTGCGGGACTCCAGCTCTGCGATGTGAGTCATCACGCGCCGTGATTTTTCTCTCTCCCGCTCAAGCTCTGCGTCCATCTCGGCGATGCGCTTAGCCTGCCAGTCAACAAAGTCTGCGAGTCCAACACCTTTTTCGCGCAAACCGTAGTCATCACGAAGCATGTCGTATACGTCAGCCTTGGTCTGCGCCTTCTCCAGCGCCTCTATGAGCTGATCCGTGTAATGCTCAACTTCAACAGCCATTTGCCGCAATTCATCGTTAGGTGCGTAGGCAATGAGCCTGGATAAACGGTGAATATTTGCGTTTTTTTGTACGCTAGTCAGTTCGGTGATATCAGTCATGGCTGGCCTCCTCGAATAACACATCCCCCTCAATCCCACCGACCTGATAAACGATCGAGCCATCTTCCCGATATTCCATTGGTGCAGCGCTCCAGGCTTCGCCATTGAGATCGTCATCGTCGCCAACTTGAACAAACCCGCCAGCAACTACACGGGCCGGATACATTTCACCTTCCGTCCAGTATCCTTCGGTATCTTTTAAGCATTTGACATTCATGCTGCCACCCATTGATTGACCAGCCATATTCCCAGCGCAGAAAGCGATGCCGCTCCAACCAGAACTATTGCATCCAGGATGAATGTCTTTCGCAGAATGGGATCACGGTAAATTTTGAAAATCATTTACTAACACCTCCCATTGTTGAATCAGATTCAATCGCGCAGCACCAATGCTATCGGCGTGGTAGGTCACCTTTACAGAATGGTGTTTGTGCGGACATTGCAAAGCCCCATAACGCATATAGGGGCTATGACCATGCCAGGAGAATTGAGCTAACGCCCCACAGGTAGGGCATTTGAGGATAGTTTCTGTCATGCGGCATCACTTTCTTCAGATGATGAGGCCTGTTCATTGTTTTTCTCGTCTTCCCTAGGTGCCGATGTTTCGTAGCGGAATTCCTGAAGAATCGACAGCACTTCGGCCTGCATTGCTGGTGGTACTTCAATAATCAGTCCGCCGCTGGTGGTCTCTTTGCATGATGAGATGATCTCCAGAAACTTCCGCGCCTTTCCTGCGTTGAATTGTGGCTTGGCGATGCTCTTTGTGACTTTCGTTTTCCCGGCTGCTTCTGCTTTTTTCATCAGCCTGGCGGCTTCCCGGTCTGCATAAACGCCATGTTCGCGAGAAATGCCAATCGCAATTGCATAGTTCATAGAGCCATCGCGAACCAGCTTTTTGATATACGGGGTGCATTCATGAAGCTGGAGATGTTGAAGGATATCGGACTCTGAACGCTTAACTTTTACGGCAATCTCTGCCGGACTCCATCCCTGATTCTGTAGGCGGTGATACGCCGCACCACGTTCAAGGGGAGTAAGTGCCAGCCCTTGCGAGCTAGTCACCATAAACGCGATCTTATCGGCCTCAGTACCAACAAAATCTTTGCACTCAAGGCGCACGATATCGTGTCCCATAGCGATTGCGGCGAGCGCACCGTGATAGCGGTGGTGGCCGTCGATCACCTTCACACCACGCTCAGTAACTTCTACGGCCAGCGGCGGAATATATTCACCGGCAATAAACGCATCGCGGAACTCATCGATATGCGCCTGATTTAGTTCGCGAACGTTGTAACCTTCTTCCGCATAAATTGAGGCGATCGGGACGTTATAGGTTTTACGGGTAGTTAACCCGGATTCTTTATCGTTATAGAGCTGGCCTAAGCTGGGCATATGGTCACCTTTTTGAATTAGGGAGTGCTTCGCTATGCGCCCCACATGGAGGCGCATAAAACAACACACGGGATGGATGGGTTAGATGGAGCCTTCGTAGATAGGCAGTTCATCGCCGAGCTGGTTTTCCATATCGGCTACGATCTCCTGGAAGGCGTGCTCAATGATTTTTTTCGGCTCGATGAGTTCATACCAGAGGACTAACTGACCGTCGCGCAGGCGGTAGCGAATACGCGCATCGATCTGGTACGGCGCGCCATTATGGAAAGGCGCGATTGCCAGGCTGATTTTTTCCGGGATTTTGGTGTTGCCTGAGCCGGATTTATCATCGCTGTACTGGAACTGACAGGTTCCGTCCTGCAGACGCTTAACCGACTTAAACTCAACCTTACGGGTCTCCTGGAATGCGAGAACCATTTCCAATAGCTCGGTACCTGACGGGCCAGAGTAGTTATCGCCAACAGGCGCGACGTTCTGGATGTTATTTTCCAGAAATTCGGCGAAGTCGATCTGGTTCATCTTGTTACCATCAGCTGCAGACCAGGCCTTCCATTCGTCAGAGAAAGGACAGTCATAAACTGCTTTGTGCATTCCCCAGTGGGGGTTATCGGCGTCCTGGTGGAAGTCCAGCACCGCGACGATCCGGGTTTTTGTCTTGTCGGCGAAAACAACAGAACGCGTATCACGGAATCGCTGGATATATGCGATTAGCGAACCGGGGGAAATCAGGTTTGTATTCTGGCGAATACGAGACGGGGCAATCTGGAGGCTTTCGAGCGATTTGATATCGAAGCCATCCGGGACGACGACGGACGGGATGTCGGTATTAGTTTTCAGCGTTGCAGCAACCAGATCGCGGATGTCTTGCACGGCAGAGCCTTCAATTTGAGACATTGAATAATTCCTTTATAGAGGTGTGTTGAAATAGAGGGTGGGATTACTGAGCCAGCTTAATAGGCGCAGCTTGCGGTGCTTGTTCGATAACTTTCAAATCCATCTGAACTTGCGCAGGGTCATCACGCAGCAGATCGCCATCAGCGGTAGAGAACATGATGGTATCGGCGCGGTCCAGTTCCGGGATAGTGCGGGTTACTTTTGGCGTGACCTTCATAGTGTTTTCGTCACGGGTATTCAGCATTGAACAGTTAAGGGTAAGGGTCACAGCTCCCTTTTTACCCGTTTCACGTACAGCCTTGATGACTTCTGCCAGCGCTTCGGTCAGCTCGGCATCGAGAGTGCCTTTGTTGATATACGCCAGCTGCTGGCTAAACGGCGTGGTATTTTTGGTTTCGGACATAATTATCTCCAGTTATCAGCAAGGATCGCCTTTCTGGGTAAGAAGCCTGTACAGCCAGCTCTGCCGCCAGAAGCGAACGAATGATTTAGGGTTGCGAACAGCCTGCACACCGCGAGGGACGCGCATCAGATCGCCGTAAGGGAAATTAACGTTACGGAAGGTCATATAAATCACCGATTAATTAGGTATCCGGCAGGAGTTGAACCCGCGCTGGGTTGGGCAGCCCAGCCAACACCGGGAGCGGACACATTGAAGAAAAAGGGCGGTTACCCATCAGAACATTATCCTCTTCCTCCTGTTTGATTGGTGGAAGACTGGATAACCGCCAAGACTACACACAGCAATGCAAGGGATAATTCAGAGGGGGAGGGTGTTAAGCTTGTAAAGGTCGGATGGTGTATCCGTAACCGAGATATCCGTTGCGATCCTGATATGAGCTTGCTCTCAGGCGCGCAGCGTTCTCACCTTTGACCGTATCGACAACATAGTCTGTCGCATCAGGACCATTTTCCACGACTTCAAAAGTCGGTTGGGCCTTCGATGTGAGTCCGTAGGTATTCATTGCGGTAAACTCTTATTCAGTGGATTAGTAAAAGGCCCGAAGCCTTTGATTAATTCACTGCTAATGGTTTAATGAAGTTTTCTATTTATGGAGACGTGCTATGGAAAAGTGGGAAATGACAGCCTTCTGCCCACTCTGTAAGCAGGTTTTTGTTGCTAAAAAATTTAAATCCCATCTAAACCAGCATCACGCTGAAGCATCAGATGCTGACAAATCCAAAGTAGAGAAAATGGCGCTAATAGCCCTTAACTCTGTGAAGAAAAAAATTAACAAGAAGAGCAAGGAGCTAAAAAGCGCCACAGACTTGATAACCTCTCACCGAAACGGATACACAGGAACGGTAAGTGGTGGCGCTTTCGGTCAAGGTAAAAAGTAACTTCCCGAAAGCTATCAACTCGCGCTTGCACATTACCTCCTGCCAGTGTTGCCCGTTCACGCCTGATATCACAGGGCTAACCTTCTCACCGACCGGATCGCGCCCGGTGATACGTTGCATTTGTGCGTAGGGGTCTAAACAGGTTTCATGTGCTGTTCCGACTTTGCTGATTGTTAAAGAGCGGTATTGCTACAGCGGACCCCTGTCGTAACGTTTACGGTTGGGTATCTGTCCGCTGTTGATGTGCTTAATGTAGGATATCCAACATTATGGTGTCAAGGATGTATGTAGGATAACCAACATATTTTGTTTGGGCGCAAAAAAACCGAGCTATTGCTCGGCTTATTGGAAGGGAAAGGGATTAGAAATCCATTATGACTTGTTTAACCAAACCTACGATTGTGCAATTTTCACCACATTCTATGGCTTTGTAGTTTGGGTTTAGTGGTACCAGGTATCTATGAGGCCAGTCCTCGACAAACTTTTTCAAAGTTGCCTCATGACCACCATCAAGATACGCGACAACTATTTTTCCATTCAGAGCCTCAATATCCATGATGTCTGGCTCTACGATGATCACCGAATCCTCTGGTATTGATGGGGCACCTGATGGGTTTGTCATTGAATCGCCACGTACTCGTAAAGCAAAGGCACCATCAGAAACTAACGCAGTGGTATAAACCCATTCCTTTGCATCGTCAGCTCGAATGCCTGGATCAGTTCTTGTCCATGAACCGGCTTGCACCCACGATATTAGCGGAACTTGTTTTACATTAAATATTTCAGGTTTCAGGTTGAGCTTAGGTTTTGGATCACCTTTACCTGATACAAGCCAGAGCGGATCGCATTGAAGCGCCTTCGCTAATGACTGAAGGTTTGCACCATTCGGTTGATAGTCGTCCTTTTCCCATCCCGTAACCGTGACACGATTCACACCAGCCATCTCCGCTAGTGCCTGCTGCGTCAGCTTAAGTTCTTTCCGCCTTTGGCGGATACGGTCGCTCATGTTCATCATGTAGGCAATCCTACCATTTTTGTTATGTAGGATTCTTGACATTGTTATGTTGGATATCCTACATTAAGTCTAAATTAAACCGTCGGAGAACAAACATGAGGAAATCCGAAGTTATTAATTATTTCGGAGGTGTCTGTAAAACCGCATTAGCTCTTGGGATTAAGCATCCGTCCGTATCCGAATGGCCGGAAATAATTCCCGAAGTTAGGGCTTATCAGATTGAAAAAATCACCAACGGGCATTTGAAGTTTGATCAGTCGCTTTATCAAAATTCTACTGATTCAGCTGCGTAAACGTAACTACCAAAGGAAATTCAATATGGTAGAGCAAAGTCTCAAAGAAGTTGTGAAGGCAATGTGCAAGGCATACCCAGGCGGGCGTGAGGCTATGGCTGGTGCTCTTGGTATGACGGTCACTCAGTTTAATAACAACCTGTATGAGAAAAACGGGTGCCGGTTCTTTGAGGTCGCGGAACTGGAAGCAATGGAAGACATTTCAGGAACAGCTGAACTGGCTGATTACTTCGCTAAAAGACGCGGCGCATTGCTGGTGGATGTACCCAAGCTCGAAGACCTGGATCAGGTCGAACTTTTCAATAAAGCCATGAAGACAGCCGCCATGCGTGGTCATGTGGATCAAGTCATCAATCTTGCTCTGGAAGATGGGGTGATTGATGAAGCTGAAGCGGACGAAATCAGGCACTACCACAGGAAACACCTCTCAGCACGAGAGGAAGAAGTGAAGTCCATTCTTGCTGTCTTTGGTCGACGAAAACCAAAGCGAGAGTAACCCCTTACAGGCTCACCACGTAAGCAGGAGGGCCAATGTACCAGGACGAATATTTCCACGTGACTATGCCCACGGTTTTTGCTCGTGAGGACGCCCCGTGGATTAAAGAGCAGTTGGCAACACTCCCGGCAGGTATGCGGGAAAAAATCGCGATGGCGTATTCGCAGTCGTACCAGGAAGCGTTCGAGGCCGAGCCGGTGTCATTCCGGCAGCAGAACGCCGCACGACGGACGGCAAACCGCCGATTGCGAGAGTTTTGCACGAGGTATACCCCAGCGGTTAGGGGATATACGTCGCTCCCACCCAGGGTTTGATTTTCTGAATCTGGGTTGGGGGAAAGGGGGCGGTGTTGGGTTTTAGCCCGAAGGGCTGGAACAGCTTTACCAGAAGAGAACGATCTAACAGATAGATCACTGTATGGGGTTGAAAACGTCGATTGGAAGTTCAGACGTTTAGCCATCCAAAAGGAGCCAAAATGATTTATTCAGACGCTAACGAAAAATGGGCCCCGGTTCCGGTTGAGCCATATTCCAAAGCCTACGAAGTCAGCAACCTCGGACGGGTTCGCAGTGTCCCGCGCCTGGCTAACTCTGAATATTTTATTCGACACATTCACGGCGGTTTTCTGAAAGGCCGCCATCGCAAAGACGGGACCAAAACCGTTACGTTGTCGGTTCAGCGTCAGCGCACTAAGTTTGTCATCGCCGAGCTGGTGGCTATGGCCTTCGGGGAGGTTACTGCTAATGCTTAACATCCAGCCCCGCGAAAAACAGATCGTCGCGTTAAACATGCTGCGCAGCGCCTGGAAACAGAATAACTCCTTCATGCTCTACGCCCCTGTAGGGTTCGGCAAAACAGCAATAGCCGCGTTGATCACAGATGGCTTTGTCAGCCGTGAAATGCGCGTAATGTTTGTGGCTCCGTATACGGTTCTGCTGGACCAGACCGCAGCCCGATTCATGGAATACGGCCTCCCTGGCGAAGAAATCAGTTATGTCTGGCGTGATCACCCGTCATACAACCCCACAGCTCTGATCCAGATTGCCAGTGCGGATACGCTGATTCGCCGTGAGTTCCCGGACAACATCGACCTGTTGATCGTTGATGAAGCCCACCTGAAGCGCAAAAAACTGCTTGAGGTTATCGACAATCTCACTCGCAACACAGCAACAAAGGTGATCGGCCTTTCCGGTACGCCTTTCGCTAAGTTCCTGGGCAATTACTACCAGCGCCTGATTAAGCCAACGACGATGAAGGAACTGATCGCCATTGGTGCACTGAGCAAATATGAGTTCTATGCGCCTTCGCATCCTGACCTGTCCAAAGTGGAAACGTCATACGTAGCAGGCTATGGCAGCGACTACAAAGAAAACCAGCTCAGCCAGGTGATGAGCGAAGCCAAACTGGTAGGCGACATTGTGAAAAACTGGCTGGAGAACGGCGAAGACCGCCCGACGATTTGTTTTTGCGTCGATGTCGCCCACGCCAATTTTGTCACGGTTGAATTTGCCAGCGCTGGCGTGACGGTTGAAGTTATGACAGCCAGCACACCGCACGACGAACGACAGCTAACGATCCGCCGCTTTGAGCAGGGCATAACCAAAATCATCATTAACGTTGGTGTTCTGGTAGCGGGTTTTGATAGTGATGTTCGCTGCATTATCTTCGCCCGCCCAACCAAAAGCGAAATGCGCTGGATTCAGATTCTGGGGCGTGGTCTGCGTGCCGCCCCTGGTAAAGATCACTGCCTCATCTTCGACCACACTGGCACGGTTAATAAGCTGGGCTATCCCGACGATATTGAATACGACTATCTCCCTTCATCGTCTGATGGCATGGAAGACGCACCGCAGAGAGCTGTTAAGACCGATGAAGCGGAAAAGCTGCCGAAAGAATGCAGCCAGTGCCACTACGTCAAACCAGCCGGGATTTACATCTGCCCGAAATGTGGTTTTAAACCGCTCGCCGGGGAAGACGTGGAAACAGATAAATCCCGTGGGCTGAAAAAGGTAAGCAAAGCGGAAGTCAAATATACCGCTGAGCAGAAGCAATCCTGGTGGTCTCAGATTCTTTTTTACCAGCGTACCCGTGCAGCGCAGGGACGCCCGGTCAGTGATGGCTGGTGTGCGCATACCTACAAACAAAAGTTTTCAGTATGGCCTCGGGGGCTACATCACACCCCGCAGCAAATCACACCGGAAGTAACGAATTTCATCAAATCAAAACAGATCGCCTTTGCGAAGAGAAAAGAGAAAGAAGGAGATGCCGCATGAATACCAAACAAGCTGCGATTGGTCGCTGGGCGGAAATATTTAAACACTATGGTCTCCCTGGTATCACCGGGAAAAACCATCTCAAGGGGGAATGTCCTCTGTGTGGCCGTACCGGAAAATTCCGCTGCGACAATAAAAACGGCACCGGCTCATACATCTGCGTGTGTGGATCTGGTGATGGCTGGGCCTTGTTGACCGCTAAGACTGGCAAAGAGTTTAAGGTTCTGGCCTCGGAAATAGACAGGCTGATAGGGAACACATATACCTCGGATCGCACCAGAGTTAATCCGGTGCGTACTTCTCTGGCGCAACAACGTGACAAAGTCAGCCGTAAGTTTTCGAAGCTCATCCCTCTCCGTGGTACCGGTGCAGATAGCTACCTGAAGGGGCGCGGTATTAACTCCCTCCCAGCAGAGAGCATCAAGTACTGCGATAAACAGCCAGTAGATGGAAAGAACCTCCAGGCTATTTATGCGCTTGCGACAGATGACCGCGGGGAATTGTGTTATTTGCACCGTACCCTGCTTGACGGTGATAAGAAGGCGCAAACAGGCGGCGCAGCCAAGAAGATGATGAAACTGCAGGAGGACAGCTATTTAGAGTATGTCAAATCCGTTGCTATTCGCATGTTCCCAATATCCTCAACGCTGGGAATTGCCGAAGGGATCGAAACGGCTCTGGCCTGCCACCAGATCACGAAGTGCAACACCTGGGCGACGATGAATACCGCCTTCATGAAGAAATTCCGCGTTCCTGCCGGTGTAAAGAACCTCATCATTTTTGCTGACTCTGACGCGAACGCAGCAGGTCACGCCGCTGCTTTTGAATGCGCTGCGGCAAATCTGCACGCGAAGAATGATCTGGAAAGTGTCTCCGTGCGCTGGCCTGCGCAGGGTGATTTTAATGATCTGCTGCTTAACGGCTCAGAAGTATTCGAGTGGGTATTTCACCGGGGGATGAAACAGTGAAGAAACTAGCGCCAGCAAAGGTAAAAAAGTACAAACCGAAGAAGTGCGCCAGTTGCGGAGAAACCTTTACTCCGGCCCGCAACCTGCAAAAGGTTTGTGGCCCGCTCTGTGCTATCGCCCACAACAGGGCGCTGAAAGCCAAAAAAGCGGAGGCGGAACAGAAGGACAAGCTGAAGATGCGCAAAAATGCGTTGCTTACTCGTGGTGACTACATCAAAAAAGCCCAGTCAGCCTTTAATGCGTTTATCCGTGAACGCGACGAGGGGAAACCATGCCCATCATGCGGCACTTATCATCCACCTATGATCTTCGGCGGCCAGTGGGATTGCGGTCACTTCATGGGGGTAGGCGCCCGTCCTGAATTGCGCTTTGAAGAGAAGAATGCTTACCGGCAGTGCAAAGCCTGTAACGGTGGATCGGGTCGGTTCGCTGCAAAGAATGCCACTGTACATGCCCGCTACAGGGAAACGCTAATCGAGTGGTATGGATTGCCGCTGGTGGAATGGCTGGAAGGCCCACACGAGGCGAAGCATTACTCAAAAGAAGACCTGGAAAACATAGCGGCTAAATACCGCCGTAAAACTCGCGAACTGAAAAAGCAGAGGGCCGCATGAATTACGATCTTATCTACTGTGATCCGCCGTGGGAATACGGCAACCGAATCAGCAACGGCGCAGCCTGTAATCATTACAGCACGATGAGCATTGACGATCTGAAGTTTCTCCCTGTCCGTAAGCTGGCTGCTGATAACGCCGTACTGGCGATGTGGTATACGGGGACCCATAACCGCGAGGCTGTAGAACTGGCTGAATCATGGGGTTTCCGGGTCAGAACGATGAAAGGCTTTACCTGGGTAAAACTGAATCAGAACGCGGCTGACCGATTCAATAAGGCGTTAAGTACCGGTGAGCTGGTGGACTTCAACGATCTGCTTGAGATGCTGGACCGTGAGACGCGCATGAACGGCGGCAATCATACCCGGAGCAATACAGAAGACGTCCTGATAGCCACCAGGGGGACCGGGCTACCCCGTGCCAGCGCTTCGGTGAAACAGGTCGTTCATACCTGTCTTGGTGAGCACAGCGCTAAACCGTGGGAAGTAAGGAACAGACTGGAGCAATTATACGGCGATGTGAAAAGGATAGAACTATTCGCTCGGGAAGAGTGGAAAGGATGGGACCGCTGGGGAAATCAATGCAACAACAGTATCGAAATTATTACCGGACTGATTAAAGAGGTGAACCATGCAGCGTGATATTCAACTGGTACTCGAACGGTGGGGAACCTGGGCTATTAGTGAAGGCTCTCAGGTTGATTGGTCACCAATTGCAGCGGGTTTTAAAGGCCTCCTGTTAAATACCTCAAAGTCTCGCGAGTCATGTTGTGACAATGACGGCCTTATTGTAGACGCTGCCGTAGGAATGCTTAAACGAGCTGGCCGGGACGATGAGTTAAATCTGGTGATGTTGCATTACATGCATAACGTTTCTAAATCGACTATTGCCCGCTGGGAAAAATGTTCTGAGGGAAAAATACGTAACAGGCTAATGATAGCCGAAACGTTTATTGATGCCTGCATCATTATGAGTGGTGCCAGATTAGAAATGGATGATTGGGCCCATAAAAGAGAAGTAGAGAAAGTTGCATAAAAGCCTATTCGTTACGAATTTTATATATTAATGTGTTAAGAGTGGTCACTTAGACACGAACTTAAATATTACAGAACCTCGCCAATTGGCGGGGTTTTTTCATTTCAGGCCCAGGCTAAAAATTGCAGATTAACCGTGAAACGCATGAGCCTGCGGCCTGAATTCTTTCCCCTCGTTCTGAGAGGATTCACAGCAATTGAGGGGGACCGATGTCCGAACCAATAACCGGCACAGGCTTAGCTGGTGGCGCTTTAACTGGGGCGAGTGTTTACGGGCTGTTAACCGGTACTGACTACGGTGTTGTGTTCGGGGCATTTGCTGGTTCCGTCTTTTATATAGCGACAGCGGCAGATTTGAGCGCCCCACGACGGATGGCATATTTCGTTGTGTCCTATATCGCTGGAGTTTTGTGCTCCGGTCTGGTCGGTTCTACGCTATCCGACCTGACCGGGTATAACGATAAGCCTCTGGATGCAATTGGTGCCGTAATCATTTCGGCATTGGCCGTGAAAATACTCACCTTCCTGAACAATCAGGATATTGGCTCGCTGGTGGCGCTAATAACGCGCCGGGGAGGTTCCGGTGGTACTAAATGATCCTACTGCAACCATCAATGCGCTGTTATGTGCAGGTGTCGTTGTTACGTTGATGTTCTATCGCCGCAGAGACTCACGACATCGTAAGTGGGTGTCGCGGCTGGCATGGCTGATAACAGTGATATACAGCTCTGTGCCGCTGGCGTATCTGTGCGGCATCTATCCCTATTCATCATGGCCCACCATTGCGGCCAATATCATGATCCTTGTTGTGCTGCTGAGCGTAAGAGGCAATGTAGCGCGGCTGGTTGATGTACTGAGGCACTAATGAATCAAACACAATTCCAGAAGGCGGCTGGTATCGGCGCCGGGTTAGCTGCGCGCTGGTTTCCGCATATTACAGCCGCGATGAAAGAGTTTGGCATCACTACCGCTATCGACCAGGCAATGTTCATTGCTCAGTGCGGCCATGAAAGCCTCGGGTTTAACAGGGTAGTGGAGAATTTCAACTACAGCATCGCCGGGCTTGCTGATTTTGTTCGTTACGGCAGGTTAACGCAGGATCAGGCCAACTCCCTCGGGCGCAGCCAGTCGGAAACTGTGTTACCTCTGGAGCGCCAGCGGGCTATCGCCAACATTGTCTATAGCAAGCGGTTGGGTAACAACAGGGCAACTGATGGCTGGGTTTATCGAGGGCGCGGACTTATTCAAATAACCGGACTTTCTAATTACAGGGACTGCGGCAGCGGGTTGAAGGTTGATCTGGTGGCACAGCCAGAATTACTGGAGCAGTCCTCGTATGCGGCCCGTAGTGCAGCGTGGTTCTATGTCTCAAAAGGTTGCTTGAAATATCCGGGTGATCTTGTCCGGATCACGCAGATTATCAACGGCGGACAAAACGGGATTAATAACCGGCGCGCCCGCTTCCTGAAAGCAAAATCGGTACTGGTGGTGTGATTATGGGAATCGAAGCTATCGCGGGGCTGGTGGTCGTTATCCTGAGCGCTATCGCTGGCGCGTTTGGCATCGGTCATGCTCGCGGAACAAGTAAGGCGGAAGCCAAAGCCGATCAGCAGCGTACTGAAGAGAACGCCGTCGCCACCGTCGCCGCGGCAGAACGTAAGGCAGAAGTCACGAAAGAGGCCAGCGATGTACAGCAGACTGTTAGCCATATGCCTGATGACGATGTTGATCGGGAGCTGCGCGAGCACTTCACCCGCCCCGGCAGTCGTTGATACCGCCTGCAGCTGGGTGCGGATTATCTACCTGACCGACCACGATATCGACGTGCTGGATAAGCAGACCAAGCGTGACATCCTGGCGCAAAACAAATCAGTGCAGGCTAACTGCCCGCAACTAACCGGCAGGGTTACGCGATGACCAAGGCAAAGAATATTGAATTTCGACTGAGCAAACTTGAGAAAGGGCCAGACGAGAACGTTCTGGCCATCATGGAGATAAGGTCGAGAGCTATTGCAGGTAGCTTGCTGAAGCAGATTTCCTGCCAGGCGTTGAAAGATCGATAATGTCAGTGAAGATTGCCTTGTAGGCTTTATTTAACTTCTCAACTGTTTTCGGGGTGATATCACTCGTAGGCGGCGCGTCGATACCATCCATTAATTCTATTTCAGCAAATTTTTTCAAAACCTGAAGGACACTCTCTTTTTGTTCTTCAGGCATCGTTTGCACAATAAAAGCAACAACGTTTCTCAGCGCCAGGAGTTGAGCATGAGTTACATAGTAATGATCGATCATATTTTCATTCCTGTTCTGTTGAGCTCGGCGATTTAACAGTATAGCGGAGAAATATTGCCCGCTACTCTGTGGCAACTTTCAATCGTGATGACTGGCAATAGCGGGACTTTTTATGCCCGGAACGGAGTATCTATGAAAGAACGAAAACTCGTAATTGAAATTGATGACAACGCCATTGATTCAGTCATCGAAAAGGTGCGCCTGCTCAAGGATGAACTGAGAAGCCTTAACCTGCCGATCAACATCTCTGTTGCAGTGCCGGCAGCATTAAAGCCGGAAGAGGAAAGGAACACGCAGGATGCCAGAAGCGTATTCCTTAGCAACCTTGATGCCGAAATTACTCAGGCTTGGTCATCATTGACAGAGCTTTTGAATATACGTCGCGACGCGACCTCCTCCGACTAGCTGCTGCCGCTGTTTTTAGTTCATTCACGGATTTTGTGAATTTAGCCCTCACGTTACTGGCGCTATCTGTTGGCAACTCGCTGAAGAGGCAGGATACAGCGATAGATAAGATCTCGGTCTCACCTTTGAGTGACTCCAGCTCCTCGACGATTTTCTGTAAAAGTTTCTGATTATCAACGGACATTAAAACGCTCCTTACTTTTTGTGTGAAAACTCAAAGATAAGCGAGCGTTACTTTTTGCAACATCCTGATATTCGATCAGTGCCGCCACCGTGCGGCATTTTTATTACCAGAAGTAGGAGAAGAAGCATGTTGACAGTAAAAGTGATGTCGCCTGGCGGCGGCGAAGAAATCCATAGCGGCCTGAGCGTTGGTTTCAACCCCAATCAGCAGAGTATCTCAGTGTCTGGAATGGACCAGAACGTGTTCCTGAAGCAGGGGGAGGTGGCCTATGTGATGAACGCAAACGGCAAGACCATTTCCCGTTACGAACACAGGGCCCAGCAGTAGGCATTACAGAAGCTCCTGAGCTAAGGGGCTTCGATAATGCTAAACCGAAGCATCTGCCTTAAGTGTTATAAAAAACCCCGTGGAGGAAATCCCAAAGCTACGGGGTGCTGTACAGCCAGCCAATGACTGATTGTAGCCACGAAGTTGGTTTATTTTCTACTGGTTGAGAATAAAACTGAGAGCCAGGAAGGCTTGAGAGTGGCTCATCCATAAGCTCACGGGTAGAACGGCAGACTTTGTCATGGCAGAGCAAAGTCATAAGTTAGTTTAGGTAACATTTCGGATATAACAAGCGTAGCGGGGCATTCCTAATAATGGAGCACCGCAGCTAAAGCATTACAGGAGCCATTCTGCCGAGTGGCTTCGATAAGCTCCCCACATCGCACAGAGGTAAAACATGGCAGAGATCACACCGGCAGAACAGATTCGACTGAATCTGCTTTCCACCCTGAACTACGACACCGCGGCCGCTGCTAAGGCGATTGAGTTCGTCCAGGATAGCCAGCTCAAATATCAGCTGTTCATCCAGCAGTACAGTCGCGTGACAACTGAATCCGAAGTGGTGGCGCGGACCATCAAAGCAGTTCAGGAGTCGACCGAGGCGCTGGCGCTGTTTGATACCATCGCAGAACAGGCGAGCTAAGGCATTACAGCAGGCACTCGCTGAGCGCCTGTGATAATGCTCAAGGAGCGATTACGTGAACAAAGAGCCCCGTATCTACGGCAGCAAGTGGGACCGAGAGCGTCTTATCTTCCTACGTGCGCACCCCTTGTGCGTCATGTGCCAGGAGCAAGGCAGGGTGACAGCGGCAACGGTGGTTGACCACATCATCCCGCACAAACTGAAAGAGGCTCTGCGCTCTGGTGACAGCCAGGAAATAGCGAAGGCGCAAAAGCTTTTCTGGAGCCGGAAGAACTGGCAAGGGCTGTGCAAGCAGCACCACGACTCAACGAAGCAGCGAATGGAGAAGCGTGGCACCGTCATCGGTTGTGATGAGAGCGGAATGCCCCTGGATCCTAACTCACATTGGTTTAAAAGATATTTAATCTCATTTTTTGCGGGGGAATGATTGCAAATGAAATCATTTTGAATCAAATGATATCAATTCTCATCTGAGGGGGAGGGGCGGGTCAAAAGTTCAGAACCTCGAACCCAAATGACCGCCGCCAGTCCTTTTTGTGCACAACCGCGAAATGAAAAGTTTTTTTCCGGGAGGTTCCGATGGCAGGACGACGCCCGAAACCGACCCACCTCAAAGTGGTTACCGGCAACCCGGGCAAACGCAAACTTAACGACAAAGAACCATCGCCAGCGCGAGAAATACCAAGCCCTCCAGAGCACCTCACTGACTGGGGAAAGGTGGCGTGGGGGAAACTGACCGTGCTGCTGGATGGCATGGGCATTTTAACCATTGCCGATACGCTGGCGCTCGAACGACTCTGCGATATTTACGCCGACATTCTGCAGCTTCGCCTGACTATTGCTGACGAGGGGCGAACTTACACCGTGCAGACAGAGGGCGGGTTTTTGATTAAGGCTAACCCGGCAGTAGCAATGTTGGCGGATGCAGATCGACGTTTTAAAAGTTACCTGGTTGAATTCGGTCTGACTCCGGCCGCCAGAACGAAGGTGAAAGTGGATGGTGGAGAAAAAGAAGAAGACCCGCTCAACCAGTTCTTCGGTTGATCCCGCCACGCAATATGCGCGGGATGTAGACTCCGGCAAAGAAATCGCCGGTCCTGATATTAGAAACTCCTGTAAACGACATCTCAGGGATTTGGAATCCTGTCATGCTCGCGGGTTGGTATGGGATGTTGCAGCGGCGCAGCGTGCCATCGACTTTTTTGCAAAAGTACTGAAGCTCAACGGTGGTGAGCATGAGGGAAAACCCTTCAACCTGCTACCGTGGCAGTGCTTTATTGTAGGGTCGATATTCGGCTGGAAGAACTCGGATGGTTATCGTAGATTTCGCATGGTGTACGTTGAATCTGGTAAGGGTTCCGGCAAATCACCACTGGCTGGCGGAGTGGGGCTTTACTGTCTAACAGCAGATAAGGAGCCTCGTGCCGAGATATATGCAGCAGCAACGAAAAAAGACCAGGCCATGATCCTTTTTCGTGATGCTGTCGCGATGGTGGAGCAGTCCCCTGCGTTAGCACAGCGAATAAATAAATCAGGCGGTGCCGGGAAAGAGTGGAACCTTGCGTTTCTTCAGACAGGCTCATTTTTCCGGCCTATCAGTTCGGATGATGGGCAGTCAGGGCCACGCCCACACTGTGCACTGATTGACGAAATTCACGAGCACAAAAACAACCAGGTTGTGGAAATGATGCGCGCCGGGACGAAAGGTCGTCGCCAGGCGTTGATTTTCATGATCACTAACAGCGGCCACGACAAAACCAGCGTCTGCTACGACTATCACGAGTATGGGCGTAAAGTTGCCGAAGGCTCGATTGAGGATGACAGTTTCTTTTCTTTCATTTGCTCCCTGGACGAAGGAGAAGACCCATTCAAGGACGAGTCCTGCTGGAAAAAAGCAAACCCCTCTCTTGGTCATACTTTTACCGATCGCTACCTGCGTGAGCAGGTTACTCAGGCTCGGGGGATGCCGTCGAAGGAAAGCATTGTTCGGCGGTTAAACTTCTGTCAGTGGGTGGATGCCGATAACCCATGGATGAGTAGCGATGTGTGGATGGGGTGCGAAGAGGACTTTGACCTGCAGGAGCTGCAGGGAGAAGAATGTTATGGCGGCCTGGACCTTTCAGGAACTCGCGACCTTACGTCTCTGGCGCTCTTTTTCCCTAAAAAAAGAAAGCTGCTGGTGGAGTTCTGGACACCAAAAGATACTTTGCTGGATAGAGCGAAAACAGACCGCGTACCTTACGACGCATGGGAACGGGGAGGCTATATTCATACCACTCCCGGAAAGGCGGTGAAATATGGCTTTGTTGCTGAGCGCATTGCTGATCTTTCCATGTTGTTCGATATCAAGGCGATCGCCTTCGACCAGTACCGCATAAAATATCTTGAGCCGGAATTAGAGAGCGCTTCTGTATCAGTACCGCTGATACCTCACGGGCAGGGATACTACAAGGCGCAGGATTCCGGACTGTGGATGCCTCATTCCATCGAACTTTTTGAACAGATGCTCGATGATGGCGTAATCATTATTAAAACAAACCCCTGCCTCCGATGGAACGCTGCTTCCGCCGTAACCGAAGCCGACCAAAAAGAAAACCGAATATTCGCCAAGAAAAAGAGTACTGGTCGAATAGATGGTGTGGTTGCGTCGGCGATGGCAATTGGTGCTGCAGAAGGTTATGAGCCTGATGATGGCGATATAGAGGGCTTTTTTGACGATCCGATCATAGTGGGTATCTGATGGCTAAGAATAAACAGCAACCAGGGCGCGTTAAGAGCGCTCTTTTAAACTGGCTTGGTGTTCCCATAAGCCTGACGACCGGTGAATTCTGGCGGGAGTGGTACGGAACCAGCAGTAGCGGAAAAGTGGTTACCGCTGACAAAGTTATCCGGCTTTCTGCTGTCTGGGCGTGCGTAAGACTCTTAAGTGAGTCAGTTTCCACGCTTCCGCTTAAAATTTACGAGCGGCAGGCTGATGGATCGCGAAAGCTGGCCCAGAACAATCCCGCCTACCAGATATTATGCAGGCGTCCTAACCCGGAAATGACCCCTTCCCGTTTCATGTTGATGATTGTGGCCAGTATTTGCCTGCGTGGTAATGCATTTGTCGAGAAGCTATATATCGGCAGCAAATTGGTTTCGCTGGTGCCGTTACTTCCGCAGAATATGGTTGTAAAGCGACTCGATAGCGGAAAGTTACAGTATACATACACGGAAAATAGCGTTAAGCGGATCATTCCAGTAGACCGGATGATGCATATCCGCGGATTTGGTCTTGATGGTGTGTGCGGGATGATGCCGACAATGGCCGGGGTTGACGTTTTCGGCGCTGCTATGTCGGTTGATGAAGCCGCGGCAAAAATCTTCGAAAATGGCCTGCAAAGTACCGGTTTCCTGTCGTCAAAAACGGCGCTTAATAAGGAACAGCGAGAAAGATTGCGTCAAAACCTTCAGTCTTTTATTGGTTCTAAAAACGCCGGGAAACTGATGGTTCTGGAAAATGAACTGACTTACCAGAATGTCACTATGAACCCGGAGGCCGCGCAACTCCTTGAAAGCCGTTCATTCAGTATTGAGGAAATTTGTCGCTGGTTTCGCGTACCGCCATTTATGGTCGGCCATACGACAAAACAATCCAGCTGGGCTTCGAGTCTTGAAGGGATGAACATGCTGTTCCTGACTCATACCCTGCGTCCTCTCCTGGTCAATATTGAGCAGGAAATATCGCGTTGTCTTCTGAACAGTGATGAGGACTTGTTTGCTGAGTTCTCCGTTGAAGGGCTTCTGCGCGCCGATAGCGCTGGTCGTGCTGCTTACTATACCAGCGCACTGCAGAATGGCTGGATGTCTCGCAATGACGTTCGCCGTCTTGAGAACATGCCGCCGATAGAAGGGGGCGATATTTACACCGTTCAGCTCAACCTGACGCAACTGAAAAATCTCGAAAGCAGCAACCCTGCCGTTCAGGCGCTGGCTTTGCGAGAGCTGCATAACCATGTATTCCCCGACATTTCCTTTGAACAATCTCCGCTGAAACAGGCCGCTTAGGAGCACTTTCCTGATGAGCAAAAAACAACTTCCGGTGGCGCCGGCGGGTCGCCCCTGCGCGCGCGTTACCTGTGAAACATTACCGTCCGCACTGGACCGCTGGGACGGTGGGATCAAGGCGGCGACTACTGACGATAACACTATTTCTGTTTTTGATGTTATAGGGCAGGACTACTGGGGTGAAGGGATAACAGCTAAACGTATTGCCGGTGCGCTTCGGGCGATGAACGGCGCAGATGTTACGGTGAATATCAACTCGCCGGGTGGCGACATGTTCGAAGGTCTGGCTATTTATAACCTTCTCCGCGAATACGAAGGCCATGTAACGGTGAAGGTGCTGGGCATTGCCGCCAGTGCCGCCTCAATAATTGCAATGGCCGGGGATGATATTCAGATTGGCCGCGGTGCCTTTCTGATGATCCATAACTGCTGGTTGTACGCGATGGGAAACCGCCATGACTTCGCTGAACTGGCGCAGTCACTGGAGCCATTCGATACCGCAATGGCTGATATTTACGCGGCGCGATCCGGCCTTGATATTGCCGCCGTTCAGAAACTAATGGACGCCGAAAGTTATATCGGTGGCAGCGATGCTGTGGCGAAGGGACTGGCAGACAGCCTGCTTTCTGCTGATGCGGTCAGCGACGGCGACGAATCACCTGCAGCTGCGCTTCGCAAACTTGATGCACTGCTGGCGAAAACAAATACCCCCCGGTCCGAGCGCCGGAAATTAATCAAAGCATTAACAGGTAACACGCCGGGCGCTGTTACCGATCCCGATGGTAAGCCGGGCGCTGCCGAAGATATCAAACCTGAAACCCTCAATTCACTTGAAAGCGCTCTTGCGGCGTTAGTCAAATAAGGACCATGTATGTCTGATGTAAACGAGATTCTGAAAAAAGTCACCGCTTCCATTGAAGAAGCAACCGGCAAATTTAACGCCAAAGCGGAAGAAGCGCTGACTGAAGCGAAAAAGAACGGCAAATTGTCGGCGGAAACCAAAGAAACCGTGGACAAAATGGCGACTGAGTTTAATGCGCTGAAAGAAGCCGAAAAGACTCTTAAAGCAGCGCTGGGCGAACTGGAGCAGCATGTTGCACAGATGCCGCTGGCAAACGCAAAACAGGTTATTGAAACTGTCGGCCAGCAGGTTATCTCTGCTGAAGCCATTAAAGTTCTGTCGTCCAGCATCGAAGGGAACAAGCGTATTTCTGTTCCTGTAAAAGCTGCTCTGATTTCCAGTGACGTTCCTGAGGGGGTTGTTGAACCACAACGACTGCCGGGTATTGATGTAGCGCCAAAGCAGCGGTTATTTATTCGCGATCTTATCGCGCCAGGCCGTACGGGTTCACCGGCCATTTTCTGGGTGCAGCAGACCGGCTTTACCAATGCTGCGGCAGCGGTACCGGAGAACACAACCAAGCCGTACAGCAATATTGAGTTCACGCCGAAAATCACTCCTGTGACAACCATCGCGCACATGTTCAAGGCATCCAAGCAGATTCTGGACGACTTCGCCCAGTTGCAGTCCATGATTGATGCGGAAATGCGTTACGGCCTTAAGTACGTCGAAGAACAGGAGATTCTGTTTGGTGATGGCACTGGCGCTCACCTCCATGGCATTGTGCTGCAGGCCACGGCTTACAGCGCGGCATTTGCCGTTGAACAGCAGAACGGTATTGACGATCTGCGCCTGGCAATGCTTCAGGCTCAACTTGCCCGATTCCCTGCATCCGGTCACGTCCTGCACTTCATGGACTGGGCGAAAATCGAACTGACTAAAGACACCCTGGGGCGCTATATCCTGGCGAACCCGGCTGCGTTGACGGGGCCGACGCTGTGGGGGCTTCCGGTTGTCGCCACTGAAGCAGCAGCTTTCCAGGGCAAGTTCCTGACAGGTGCATTTAATGCTGCAGCCCAGCTTTTCGACCGCGAAGATGCAAACGTTGTGATCTCGACGGAAAACAGCGACGACTTCGAGAAAAACATGATCTCTATTCGCTGTGAAGAGCGTCTGGCGTTAGCAGTAAAACGCCCTGAAGCATTTATTTATGGCTCCTTTACTGTACCGGCTTCCGGCGGCCAGTAATTTTTCTGGCGGCCTCCGGGCCGCTATATTCGGAGTAACACGATGAAACTTATCGCGGTGAAACCAATTTATTTTGGTGGGGTAGTGGTGACGGAAGGCGAGTCACTTGAGACGCTGGAACAGCATGGCCGTGAGTTGGTTCAAAAAGGTTATGCACGGCTGGTAGATGTTGATAATTCTGCGCAGCCGGAACAGCCGGAACAGCCGGAACAGCCGGAAACTGTGCCAGAGAAGAAGGCTAAAAAATAATGTTAGAACTTGAAGTGGTTAAAAAGCACTGTCGCATTGAGCCTGACTTTACCGATGACGACTCACTATTGACCCTCTACATCGGAGCTGCTTCTCGTTATGTCGAAACATGGACTCGTCGCAAAATGTATGAGTCCGAAACCAGCGAGGGGTATGCAGATGATCCTGATTCAATTCTCCCTGGCGATGATGTGAAAGCAGCGATGCTTCTGCTTATCGGTCACTGGTACGAAAACCGTGAAACGGTCTCTGTTGGTCAGGCTGCTACAGATATTCCGTTTACTGTCGAGGCACTTCTCCAGCCTTACAAAATCTATGGCATTTAATCGGGGGAATTATGCAGGCAGGACGATTACGGCACCGGATCACCATCCAAAATTTCACCACCACCAGAACGCCTTCAGGTCAGCCGGTTGAAAAATGGGAAGATGGGAAAACCATCTGGGCCGAGGTTAAGGGGATAAGCGGTCGTGAACTTTTAGCCGCTGGCGCTGAGCGTGCCGATGCCACCATTCGCGTTTGGGTGCGTTTTCGTACAGATATCTCAGCTTCTTCCCGCCTGAAAGTACGTACCGGCCCGTTTAAAGGTGCCGTTCTTAACGTTACCGGGCCTCCGGTTCCGGATATCAAAGGCACCCGGCTGGAAATTCTCTGCAAACAGGGGACCGAAAAATGATTGATGTGAATCTGGATTTTTCCGGGTTGCAGGATATTGCCCGCGATCTGCAAACGCTCAGCAAGGCCGAAAATAATAAAGTTCTCCGGGAGTCGACCCGTGCTGGTGCCGAATTGCTCCGCGAGGAGGTGATTGATCGCGCTCCTGAGAAATCCGGAAAACTGAAGAAAAACGTTGTTGTCGTCACCCAGAAAAGTCGCCGTCGCGGTGAAATTTCATCTGGGGTGCATATTCGTGGCGTTAACCCGAGAACGGGGAACAGCGACAATACAATGAAGGCCAGCAACAAGCGGAATGCGTTTTACTGGCGCTTCGTGGAGTTGGGAACATCTACAGCGCCTGCACATCCGTTTGTTCGCCCAGCTTTTGATACCCGCATGGAAGAAGCTACGCAGGTGGCGATGCAGCGGATGAATCAGGCTATCGATGAGGTGTTATCAAAATGACCGAAGATGATCTCTATGACCTGCTGTCGACGCTGGCAGACGGGCGGGTTTATCCGTATGTGGTGCCGCTAGGCAGCGACGGACTTCCTGCAGTTTCCACTCCCTATGTCATTTTCTCGATACCGACTGATGTTGCCGGGGATGTTTTCTGCGGCCAGGCAGAGTCGACACTGCGCATTCAGGTTGATGTATGGGCTGAAACGAATGACGAAGCCAGAGCGTTACGCCTGGACGCCCTGGCTCGCCTGCAGGTTCTTTCACCTGTCGAGGTGACAAAAATTCCTGGCTACGACACGACAACCCATCTTCATCGGGCAACCCTCGAAATAACGGTCATTGCCTGACAAAAACCAATCCAATCCGACCGCCGCTGGCGGTTTTTTCATTTATGGAGGCTGCGATGTCAGCACTATTTGAACGTGCCCAAAAAACGGTAGTAATGATTACCTCTGTGCCGGTCACCTCGGCAGAGCTGGATACCGCAACCTGGTTAAACCTGAGTTGCACTATCAAACAGGCAAGCTTTACCGCTGGTCAGAAAAACGATATTGACGTGACAACGCTCTGTTCGGATGAAACGGAAAATATCAACGGCCTTCCTGCTCCGTCTGAAATGTCACTTTCCGGTAACTTCTACCGCAACCCGGCGCAGGATGCACTTCGTGAAGCATATGATAACGACGGGGTTTATGGGTTTAAGGTTATTTTCCCGTCTGGTAATGGATTCCTGATGCGCGCTGAGGTACGTCAGCACACCTGGGATTCTCAAACCAATGGCGTAGTTGCTGCAACGTTCTCGCTGCGTCTGAAAGGTAAACCCACCAATATTAACGCCCCAGGAGTTCTGTCGTTTGCTACTGACCTTCCGGCGTCCCAAACGGTCGCGGCAGGAAGCGCCCTGACCATGGGCGTGGTCGTTCAGGGCGGTACGGCACCTTATACCTACGCCTGGAAAAAGGGCACCTCGACGGTCAGCGGCCAGACCAGCGCAACGTTTACGAAAGCCAGCGCTGTATCCGGTGATGCCGGGGTTTATTCCTGCGTGGTTACTGATGCCGATGGCACTGTGATCACTTCTTCTGATTGCACCGTCACAATCAATTAACGGAGCGCCGGGAGACCGGCGATAAAATTAATGTCAAAACCGAGTCTTAAAGCACTGGCACTGGCACCGATGGCGGGCTTTCGTAAAAAAGAAGTCTCCGTTCCGGAGTGGGATAACGCCAAAGTCATCATTCGTGAGCCATCAGCAGAAGCCTGGATTCGCTGGCAGAGCATTGCCAGCCCGGAACCACCCAAACTACCGGAAGGGCAGGAGCCCCAGGAGGCACCAGAACTGACCCCTTCAGAACGAGCCTTCCGCACGATGCGGGCCGACGTCACGCTTTTCATCGATATTTTGCTGGATACCGACCTGCAGCCCGTCTTTACTGTCGATGACACCGAACAGGTTGAAGCGATCTATGGCCCTGTGCATTCCCGGCTGTTGAAGCAGGCACTTGATCTCATTCGTGACGCGGATGATGCTAAAGCAAAGTAAAAATGCCTGGCATGCAGTTCCTGATGGCGCTGGCGCTCCGGATGGGCCGCACGCTGGGCGAACTGCGACAAACCATGACGGTCGGCGAATTCAGGATGTGGGCTGAGTACGACCGTATCAGCCCAATCGGCGATATTCGCGGCGATATCCTCAATGCTCAGCTGGTATCTGCGGTTTACGGAGCGCAGGGCGGTAAAGTTACCATTGAAGACGCACAGATTCAGTGGAGCGCAGAAGAGGATGAGGTAAACGACGGCGGCGATCCTTTTGCAGGGCTGGAAGCGGCGCTGCTGGCTGCGTCAGTTTGAACAAACAATGATAGCTGAAGTTTTACATAACCAATGGTAGGATTTTAGTTCTTTTCTACCTATTGGGATAAAAAATGAAAAAAATATTGGGCGTTTTATCTTTAGTAGTTTTTGCTATAGCATTTATTATTGCGTTAAGGCAACCAATATCAATTGTGTTTCTTTTTGCTGTTTTGGTTATTCCTTTAAAATATATAGATAAGATTGGCAGGGAAATTGCTTCTCTTTTGATAATTCTCGGTTCTATATTTGTCTTGTTTTTTGTTAACTCAATGGTCCCTTTGTGGGGGGAGAGGTATGAGAACCATGAGGAGCTAATGAGAATTAGCGAGAACGATAGGCAGAAAAGATACAACAACATGAATGTTATATCAGCAAGCAACCCTAGTGTTAAGGCTGAATTAAAAGACCCCGAATCTGCAACCTTCAAAAACCAGATCGTTGGTCGTGACGGATATGTATGCGGACAAGTAAATGCTAAAAACAGCTTTGGTGCATATGCTGGGTTTAAAAGGTATGTAAGTAAAAGTGGAATGACCATTATTGATGATGGTGGAACTGAATTTTCTAAACTATGGGGCGAGATTTGTAGTTGATACATTCTTGCTAATTAAAGAAAACCGCTTAGGCGGTTTTTTTTATACCTGTGAGGATACAAATGGCAACCCTACGTGAGCTTATCATAAAGGTTTCAGCAAACTCTCAATCATTCCAGACTGAGATCGCCCGAGCTTCACGCATGGGGCAAGACTATTATAAAACCATGCAGAATGGTGGGCGCCAGGCTGCTGCCGCTGCGAAAGAAAGCCAAAAAGCTCTTTCCGATTTAACGGATGGATTTGCTTCAGCGGGTCGAGCAGCTACAGCTGCAGCTGCAGCATTTGCAACAGGAAAACTGGTTCAGATTGCAGACCAATGGAACTCAGTAAATGCACGGCTTAAACAAGCCTCAGTGTCTACGAATGATTTTACTTTATCTCAGACCCGATTAATGGCGATCAGCCAGAGTACGGGCACTGCTTTTACTGATAACGCTAATTTATTTTCACGCGCTGCAGCATCAATGCGTGAATTTGGCTACAGCTCAGATGAAGTACTCAAAATCACCGAAGCGGTATCAACAGGACTAAAGCTATCTGGTGCAAGCACAGAAGAAGCCGGCTCTGTTATTACCCAGTTTAGCCAGGCGCTGGCTCAAGGTGTTTTGCGTGGCGAAGAGTTTAACGCGGTTAACGAAGCTGGGGATCGCGTCATCCGTGCCCTGGCTGCTGGTATGGGGGTTGCTCGAAAAGATCTTAAAGCGATGGCTGACCAGGGGCAACTCACGATTGATAAAGTCGTACCAGCATTAATCAGCCAGTTAGGTGTGTTACAGGGGGAGTTTTCCTCGTTGCCGCCGACAGTGTCCGGCTCAATGCAAAAAGTCACTAACTCGTTTATGGCATGGGTCGGTGGGGTAAACCAGGCGACTGGTGCAACAGACGCACTTTCTGGCGGTCTTGATGGGCTGGCAGGTACGCTGGATTCTCTTACATCTTCTGCTGTCAGCGGGGCCCTCAGTGACGTAGCAGATAATATGTCACTGGTTACCACTGCTGCAGGTGGTCTGGTTGGGATTGGATTAGCCCGGTATCTTGGTGGGATTGTTACCAGCGCAAGCAGTGCTACTGGCGCACTTATTTCAGCGGCAAAATCTGAGGTAGCCCTTGCAGTCGCTCAGGAAAAAGCAGCGCAATCTTCTGTTGCCGCTTCCCGCGCCGCCGTTTATCGCGCCCAGCAAGCCCTTCAGAGTGCTAAAAGTGCAGATGTTCAGGCTGCACAACAGGAGAGGGTTGCAGCCGCAGAAGCAAGGGTTACCGTGGCACAGGGGCGATTGACTACAGCCCTCGCCACCGGGACAGCTGCAGAAAAAGTACGAGCACGAACAGCTCTGGAGCGGGCTCAGGCTGGGCTTGTGGCTGCAAAAAATGCCGACGCACAGGCTATTGCAGAAAGAAAATTGGCTGCGGCTCAGTCCACTCTTGGTCGTAATATTGCAGGCCGGGTTTCTGCTCAAAATAACCTTAACAGCGTTACCTCTGTCGGCACCCGGTTGATGAGTGGGGCTCTTGGGCTGGTCGGTGGTATACCCGGGTTAGTTATGCTGGGTGCGGGCGCATGGTACGCTATGTACCAAAGCCAGGAGCAAGCAAGAAAATCAGCTCAGGAATATGCCAGCCAAATAGATCAGATCAGAGAAAAAACCTCCTCAATGACCCTACCTGAGGTCGATAGTAATCGAAGATTAACGGTTGAGGCGATGCAGGAGCAAAAACGCCTAATCGAAGAGCAAGAACAAAGTGTAAAAAAACTTAACGGGCAAATAAATGATTTAAATGAAAGTAGAAGCAAACCAGGTATAACTCAAGAAAATGATTTAAATATTATAAAGGCTATTGCAATTTTGACCGAGCAGGTTGTCGTAGAAGAAGACAAGCTTCGTCAGATGCGAGAAAAGGCAAGCGATATACTAAAGGCACAGGAGGAACAAGAAAGAAGAAGAAACGATCTTATAAAAGAAAGAGCATGGCGGCAAAATTCTGAATACCAGAACCTTGTAATGATGACTGGTAAGTATTCCGAAGTTAACCGTTTACTAGGATTAGGAAACCAGCTTTTAATGGAACGGCAGGGCTTGGTTAATGTTCCAATGCGAATGCCTCAGGCTGATTTAACATCACAGCAAGCCAATGCTCTGGAAAAAAGCCGTCAGGACCTTGAACTATCAAAGCTTAAAGGAGAAGCAAGGGAGAGAGCACGGTTAGGTTATGCCGCTGACGAATTGGGGCTTAAGGATGAACCTCAGTTTAAAACTAACCGCGATCTGTTTATTAATCAGGGGTTGGCGAAATGGCAAAACGATGAATCCAATAAACCCACCCGGAAAGCGCCAAAAAGCGAAGAGGTTAAAGCGGCTGAAAAGACAGAAGACGTTTACAAGCGCCTTATTAAACAGCAGCAGGAACAAATTGCCCTGGGAAGCCAGAATACCGAACTGGCTAAAGTAAAATACCAGGTCACACAGGGTGAGTTAGCCTCTCTTGAGCAAGCTAAAAAAGAAACCCTTCTGCACAATGCTGCGCTTATCGATCAGAAAAACATTGCTGAACAGTTAAAAACGTTCCGTGAGGGGCTCGCTGATAGTAATGCCGCTGCGCGTGACCGTGGGAATATTGATTTTCTTGGCGCCGGGATGGGGGATAAGGCCCGCGACCGCATGAAGGAAATGGCGGATATTCGCACTGACTTCCGTAAGCAGCAGGATGATCTTCAGCGTGACTTTAACAAGAAGCAAATTTCTGAAGAACAGTACAAACAGCAAACGGAAGCGCTGCAGGCGGCGCTTGCTGAACGGCTGGCGATTCAGGAGGACTACTACAAAAAGACCGATGAACAGCAGTCAGACTGGCGCGCTGGGATCAGCGATTCCCTGATGAACTATGCCGATCAGGCTTCTGAACTGAGTTCAATGGCTGCCACTGCAACCAGCGAGATTCTGGATGCCACCACAAACTCTATCTCCAACAACCTGACAAACGTCCTGACAGGCGCTGCTTCTTTTAAAGATGGGATGTCAAATATTTTCTCTTCCCTGGGCGAAACGGTGATTAAGACGCTGATCCAGATGGCAACACAGGCGTTGATCACTAAAGCGATTATGGCGTCATTTGGCGGCGGAGCGGGTGGGTTGTTCGGTAGTCTTTTTGGCGGTGCCAGCGGTGCGGCAAGTAGTGGTACCGCTATTCAAAGCGCGGGAGCTAATTTTTCATTTAACGCTCTCGGAGGCGTTTACGATTCTCCGTCACTTTCTGCCTACAGCAATGGTGTTTACAGCACTCCCCAATATTTTGCGTTTGCGAAAGGTGCGGGTGTATTCGGCGAGGCCGGGCCGGAAGCCATCATGCCGCTTACCCGTGGTGCTGATGGTTCGCTGGGGGTCAAAGCTGTTGGGCGGGAATCGCCGGCGGTACAGAACGCTGCGAGGCAGCAGCAGGAAAGACAACTTCTTTCAACTGGTGACATCAACGTCAATTACCACCTCACTGGTAAACCGGATGATGTGATGATGCAGACATTGGATGCCCACGGCCGCCGCCTGGCTAAACAGATAAAATCTGAACTGACGAGCGACGTAAACAATCCTCAAAATGCCTTCGGTAGAGCTCTTTACTCCAACCTTCAGCCCAAAAAACCACGATAACCTGCCCGGAGGGAATATTCATGGCAGATATTTTCTACCCGGACGAATACCTGCCCATGCCGCTTATGGACGGGTACGGGTTTAAGCCCATATCACCTTTACTGCGAACGGAGATGACGTCCGGTCGCGCTCAACAACGAAGGCGATATACCTCAACACCCACCCAGGCATCAGTTAAATGGATTTTTAAAACTGATGCTCTGGCGCAGGTGTTTGAGGCGTTTTTCAGGGATGCGCTTAAAGATGGCCAGTCCTGGTTCTATCTGAAACTCCAGACTCCAGTCGGGGTAAAGCCTTATAAAGCCAGGTTCGTGGATATTTACGAAGGGCCGACGCTGGTCGCGCCAAAATACTGGCAGTACAGCGCAACGCTGGAATTATGGGAGCGCCCGTTACCGCCTTCAGGCTGGGGAAATTACCCGGAATGGCTGGCGGGCCAGTCGTTACTGGATATTGCGCTAAACAGAGAGTGGCCGAAGCATGACAATTCTTGAGCGACTATATGCCAGCAGCGGATCGGAGGTTATTCACGATACGCTGCAGATATCCGCAGGCGATGATAACTACTGGCTGACCAGTGGCTGGGATGATGTTTCAGTGACGCTGGAAAATGGTCAGCCGGTGACGTTTGATGCCAGCGCGATAGATATCGCCTTACCAGCCAGGAACGCCGACGGGACACAGGATTTAAAGTTTGCTATCAGCAATATTGACGGACGGGTTTCAGAGGCGATCGATAAAATTCTGGATGAAATGAAATCAGCCACGCTGACATTCCGGCGGTACATTTCATCTGATCTGTCTGCTCCGGCATCATCACCGTATACGCTCGATATCAAATCCGGCTCCTGGACCCCGACAGCAGTTCAGGTCACGGCAGGCTATATGAATGTCCTCAAAACAGCCTGGCCCCGTAAGCGTTACAACCTCGCCGAGCATCCGGGCTTACGTTACTAATCTGAGGCAAATATGTTTAACCCTGATAAATACCGTTCAGTCACCTGGCTGAAGGGCGGGCGCGTATATCCGCAGCTCGACTGCTTCGGCATTGTAAATGAGATACGTCGCGACCTGGGGCTACCTGAATGGCCGGATTTTGCAGGTGTGACCAAAGAAGGCGGGGGCCTCGACCGGGAAGCGAGAAAGCTGATGCTTACGCTGAAACGTTGTGAACCCTGTGAAGGTGCCGGAGTGGCTTGCTATTCGGGTTCAACGGTTTCCCATGTTGGGATCGTTGTGATGCTCGATAACCAGCTGCAGGTCGCGGAATGCAATCCAGGCTCGGGGGTTACGTTTCTGCCACTGTCGCGATTTATCCGTCGCTTTAACCGCGTGGAGTTCTGGCAATGACGATAAAGTTTTACCCGTCCCGGCTACCGGGTGAACCCCTTGAAACGCACGAGCATGGTGTGCTGACGCTGCATGAGTGGATGAGCAGAAATGTCCCGAGCTATTCACAGGATAAAACTCATCCTGTCGTGATCGAGCTGAACGGCCAGGCAGTCCCCCCGGCGGAATGGCCGTTATGTTTGTTGCGGCCAGACAGTGACGTGCGGATATATCCCATTCCGTATGGCACGGGGCTTGAAATTGCCGCGTGGGTTTCTGTGGCCGTATCCATTGCGTCTACGGCCTATGCATTATTCTTTGCCCCAAAACCAGAGCTGGGTGGCTTTTCATCCAGTAACGCTTCATCGCTGGATCTGAATCCGGCTAAAGCCAATACAGCGAAGCTTGGCGATCCCGTTAGGGAAGCTTTTGGGCGAAACCGGATATACCCGGATTACCTGGTGCAGCCGGTAACGCGATTCGACCCCGCTGATCCCACCAGAATGACGGTCGAAATGTTTGTCTGCCTTGGATATGGGCGTTTCTCCTATACCGGTGGGGATTTTCTGGTAGGAGAAACTCCGGCGCTGACCTTAGGCGAGGGCTTTTCATATACCAGCTATGGGCCTGGCGATAATGTGGCCGGGGATCGTCGCAGTGAGATATGGTTCAACTCAACGGAAGTTGGGGGAACGTCGAGCGGCAGCGGCCTCGATATGGCTCAGACTGCCCCTGAAGCCAGTGATATCGTTGCTGATGCCATGACCGTCAGCGGTGCCTCTGTCTCGTTTTCTGGCCTCGATGTCGATGATGATAATGATGAAGACGAGGATGAGAACAAACTTCCTCCTGGCTGGATCGCCGGTGCAATTGTCACCCTGAAAGCGCCAGTGAATTATCAGGTATCCATCAAGGGCGGTTTTAACGTGCTGACAGGCGACGTCGTGTCAGAGATCGCGCCATTCAGCGGAATGCCTGTCACCCTAACGTTTAACGGTACTGACTATGACCTGCAGATCGCCACGTATACCCCTCACCAGGACGCCGTTCCGGGAACAGGGGGAGCGACTGCGGTATTACGCGCCAGTGCGTCGCCGTCAACGTATGACTTTACGACAACCAGCCAGACCTTTGCTCTGACCTGGCAGGGTATCACCTATACCATATCTCTGGTCGCCAACTACGGCACTATGTCTGGCTTGCTCGCAGCGATTAACGGTGGGTTGAATGGTTCGGGGCTCATTGCTCAGGATGATGGCGGCGTGATACGTATCGTGGAGATCTCCAGCCCCTGGCGTGGCGGTTCCATTACGTCATCATTCCTGCCTGCGTCAGTATTTGGCGACAGCCCGGTATTTACTGCTGGTGCAGCCTCCAGCGGCGGAAGCCCTGCGGTAACAGCCAGCGTGACGCTGGCATACGATTCTGGCACTGCCTTTTCCGGATTGCCGGAAGGCACCCAGCGGATTTCCCTGGCGCACCGTGGCAACGAATACCAGATAGCGTCTACTGATGGCCCCTCTGCGACCGTACAGCGTGTGGTTAACGGTGTCGTTGACAGCACCTGGTCAGGCTTTATGACCAGAACCGTCGTGGATTTTGCCGCGTCTGGTATTAACGATAATGAAACCTGGCTCGGCCCCTTTCTGGCCTGCCCGCAAAATGAAGTTGTGGATGCCTTCGAGGTCAACTTTGCTTTCCCAAACGGAATTTGCGGGTTCCAGAACAACGGGAATAAGCGGGTCCGCCATGTCGAGTATGAAATCCAGTATCGCGTTTATGGTCCCGGATCAGGGTGGACGAGTAAGCCAGGGGTTTACGCGCTTAAAAACATTAATGGCCTCGGTTTTACAGAGCGTTTTGATCTGTCCTCTCCTAGGCTGGTGGAGGTTCGATGCCGCCGCCGTAACGAGCAGGGGAGCAACAACGCGAGAGACAGCATGTTCTGGCAGGCGCTCAGAGGTCGTTTGCTTTCCCGTCCGACCTCCTACGCAGGGATATCAACAATAGGGATCACGGTTGAAACTGGCGGCCAGCTGGCGGCGCAGTCAGACAAGCGTGTGAGTGTTGTCGCCACACGAAATTATGATGGCGGTGGTGACAGGACAATCAGCGGTGCGTTCCTGCATCTTGCCCGCAGTCTGGGATATCGCGACGACCAGATCGACATTGCGGCGCTCAGTACGCTGGAGGCTACCTACTGGACGCCAAGGGGAGAATATTTTGATCACCAGGCAAGCAGTGACAGCACGTCAGCAAAGGATATTTTCGACAAAATAGCCGAGGCTGGCATGGGGTATTTTCTGCTGTCTGACGGGTTGCTTTCTGTCGGGAGAGAGGGCGTCAAAAGCTGGACAGGGATCATTACTCCTCAGGATACCGTGGAGGAAATGCAGACGTCATTCAGGGTCCCGTCGGAGGATGATTTTGATGGCGTGGATGTGAAATATATCAACCCTGTGACCTGGGCGGAGGAAACCGTACAGTGCCGGACGCCGGAAAATCCTTTTCCGCGCAAAACGGAGGCATACACCATTGATGTTGCCATGACTGCAGATCGCGCCTGGCGTATCGGGATGCGTCGGTTAATGAAATATCTCCACCAACGCCGAACGTATACGGCTACGACTTCGATGCTGGGATGGTGTCATGACTTCGGTGATCACATCATTTTGTCCGACGACATTCCAACCGGGAAAACCCAAAGTTGCCTGATTGACGCGATGATTTACGACTTCCAGGAAATTACGCTGCACGTCACGGAGCCACTGGACTGGAGCTACGCGAATCCTCGCTGCTGGATACAGTTTCAGGACGGTCGACCATCATCGCGAATGCTCACGCCGCAACGGGTAGATGATTTCACGCTGACGGTGCCGTACAACGACGACCTGCATCCGGATGACTGGATAATGGATGACCCAGATATTGATCCGCCGAAGTTATTGTTCTGCGACAGTGAAAAGGGTGCGCGGCATGGGATAGTCCAGGAGGTTGCCCCATCGGGTGACAGCAACTGTCAGATTACTGCACCTGAATATAAAGAAATTTTCTACCAGTACGACGACGCCACATACCCCGGCGACGTCGCTTAATACCAAAAAATCCCTTTCAACTTTCTTTCGCTCAAACCCTCGTTTGGGCGAACACCGTTTTGGAGCAAAAATCATGGCCGAACTTAACCCGCCTTTGGGAACGACGACGCCTGAAATTTTCCTGGATAACGTCAAGCGCGCTGACGAACTGGTGAACGGTCCGGCAGGAACAGTTAACGACCGAGCAGGTGAACCGCTGGATACGTGGCGTCAGATGATGGCGAAAAACGATGAGGTCAGGCAGAACATCATTCCGCTCAGTAAGCAGTACGCGACGCTGGCGGCGGTGCAGGCAGACATCGCGAATATTCCCGAGGGGAGCACCGCCTATTACCGCAGCCCGGACGACAGCGCCCTCGCGATTGAGGTCATGAACGTTGGCGGGACGCTGACCGCAACCGGACGAAAAATGCCATCACAGGAATATGTCGAATCTGTCGATGAATATGTGACAACCAGACTATTTAGCGATGTGCTTCCCGGCATTCCCTTCCTTCTACAGGATGAGGAAAGCGGTGTCATTATGTTCGGCGAGGATAGTGGAGCAACTCACGTTCCAGGGTTATCGCTGAAATACGGTTCCGATCTGGCTTATTCCGTCACACAAATACCCGGCGTAGCGCATGTTGAACTGGATGAAAATGGAAACGTTTTGCGTTGGGTTGACGATTCCGGTGAGACTCATGACGCCTCACCGGGTAGTGGTGCAGAACCTACGCCCGTTGCGGTATCTTCACCGGTTATTTCTCCCCAGGTCTATGACAATGCCCTGGTGAGTGAGATTGGCTATAACCAGTGGATCAATAACGTCGCTGTGAAGTTCGGGCGGGATTATTTTTTCAGTGGCGTTCGGCTGGGGACGACCGGGCCTGAGCGAATCCTGGGAAGCCTGGCTATCTGCCGCCGACAGGGTGAGCGTGGAAAATTTGGGTGCTATGAATTTGGCCCTCGCGCTGCTGTTTTGGGCGATACGGCATCAACGGACGACCATGATGCACCGTCGATTTTGCTCGATACGCGCGCCGGTGCTGAAGTTCCCATACAGATTTTTCAGTCTGATCACTCCGGGGCGAATGTCTGGCTTCGGAAGTGGTCATCGCAGACGTTAGATCCTGCGAATATTTCCGGGCCAGAGGTGGTATCTGACACGTCAAATATGACCTATGCCCAGTCCTACAGAAACCCATTTAATCAGAATGAGATTCTGGTATTTGCCCGCCGGGGATCTACGAATTCGGCGCGCTGGGTCGCACATCACTCAACAGACAACGGTAGGACTTGGCAATCCAATGCATTTATCGGCGGTTCCGATTTGTATATTACCACTTGCCAGAGTGTGGACGGGAACGCCATTCATCTCGCGATCCAACAGCATCCACGTTCGACCGACACGCGCGTGTTATATATGAAAATAAAATGGAGTGATAAATCCCTTATCAATTATAGTGGAATCACAGCGCTGCCTGATATTATGACTTATGGATATATTGATCCCTTCTTAAATGGCATCCCTGATGTAGTCTTTGAAGCCTCTTTACCAACCAACACAAAACGGTTGTTTGAAGTCAAGGATGATGGAGTATCGATATTATTTCTTATCGCTGAATTCAATGCATCCAACTATTCTTATCGACGAATGAAAATGTCACAATTTTCTGGAGGGACACCTGTAATACATGATATAGGCGACTGCGGTTCTCCAATGAATAATGATGATGCGACGTTTTATGTGCCAGGCGGCACTATCATTTCTGCAACTGATGTTCTCGTTTGTAACTGGGTGAAAATTCCCGCCCTTGGTCAGTTAACCCGATATGTCTATGACGGTTCTGCCTGGAATGGGACCCTGCTGGACGAGGTTAAAGATGGCCGGAAAATCTGTAGGCCTCTGGTTTTCCAAGAATACTATCAGGACAATGGCATCCTGAAATACCATGACACAAATACTGTCGTCTACTTGCGAGGGACATATAACGCCTATCGTGATTTCGATTTAGATGCTGTATTAATAAATATCTGAGGTTCACATGACATCAATTATTAAAATGCGCGGTGCTGTGTTGGCAACCCTGTGCTAACACTGAATGATATTCCGTTCTCACGTCAGAAATGTATTAACTGGCTGGGAGCTGACAGCGTGACAATTTCAGAGTATGGGGTTGAATCAATCAATGATTACCAGAATGGTCAGGTTTATCCATCCATTGATACAGCAGCCAGAACACGTGTTTGTAAGCAGGATACAGAAAACGGAATTAATGTGCTGACCTTCAGCCCGGAAAACTTTCCGGTGAACACCATTAATGCCTACCGGATTCTTAACCCTCAACAGTTTAATGCAAAAGACGCACTGTCTTTCGCAATGCTTATCAAAGCCGAAGCAAGTGATTACACGTCAGGATACAGGGCTATTTTTCATATCGGTATGAATAATAATGCAGGATCTAACGTACCAATGATCCGCCTGCAATTCACCAGTGATACTGCGTTCGGAATTGTGGCGCGGCACTCCTCGCCTGAAGAGACGGCAGAACAGATAGGTATCAATGGGCTTAATACAGGATACAATGTATTATTCGTTGAACTCGATTATGTTAACAGGCGTATCAGGACCAAACTTAATGACGCGCCGATAGTAACACGAACAGCATTCCCGGGGTCCAGCGGGCAGAATGTTGTATCTGCGTCAGCTGTGGTTGGTTTGGCTGGATACCTTTCGGCATCAGGGCAGGCAGGAAGAACAACGATGTTCTCCGGTAAGGTGAGGGAAATGAGTATTTTTTCTGGTCCTCTGTCAGATGCAGAAATTATGTCTGTTACTGACTGGTTGCTGGGTAAAAGGGAAATACTGAATACGTAACACAGAACATCACTGGCAGCAGGAGGCAATAGCGGCTATCACCTCGATAGCCGCATATCACATTCAACTAAAACGTGTGCGATTACAGGAGTAATCCATAGCAACAATATCGGCAGGGTCGAGGGCGCTATCAGTCAGATCGTCGATAGCGACGCGATATGTGGTGTTACGTACCGATTTTTCCGACGCCCCTTTATTATTCAGTTGCCGCACAGGGATTGAAGCCGGGCGACTACCAAATGCGACAGGTGTTAAATCTGCAACGTAAGCGCCGTTTGCGAACACCCGAAACGATACAAACTTATCGTCGATTTTAGTGGCCAGCCACGCCAGCTGAACAACCTGGCCAGTTTTAACGGCGTTGGCAATAGCTGAGCCTGAATCAACACCCACACCAAACCCACCAACTACCATATTGTTGAGCGTCCCATCCGCCTTGTTGTTTGCCCCCAGGTATGTCAGAGACTGGTTTGATGCATATGTCCCGCCAATAACCAGCAATTGGTTATTGTATAAAACGGTTGTATCTCCGATGTCCGACGTCGGGAGTTTAAACCACATGCGAACTAATTGTTTTGTGCAGGTGGCAGGGATAATGAACGACTCCGGCAACGTGATTTTGCTCCCGTTATGCTCGTCAACACGAATGCCGCCGCCATCATAGAGCATAGCCATATTCGGATATGCATAATCGTCCACATAACACAGGTTTTTAATCTGGTCGTTTGCCTGGTAGCCAGCGGTTTTCCCGCCCCGGCCCAGGTGTCTCCAAAATCGAGTAAACCGATAGTCGAATCGAAAATACCCGGATCGCGATACAGAATATCGCCCGACAGGAGTTCCAGATTTTTGCGTATTTCGTACGGGCCTTTAGCCATTATAACCAACCTTTTTTCAACAGAAATTGATAAACGAATTGCGCGTTAACATCCGCGCCGATATACAGGGCGTTAGCTTGTAGCGTCTGGCTCGGGTGTAACGAATCCTGACGTAATGATGTTGGTGTAATGCCGTTGGCAATAGCCGCCACATCCTGAGCGTATGCCGGGTTATAGTGAGCATTAAAGTTCGCCAGTAAATCAACACCGTCTATTTCACAATAATTATCCGGGGCGAGTTTTTTTAACTCACGATTCAGCCACAGAATATTTCCGTTTCCATACGTTGATTTTGTTTCAGATGACATCTGAAATTCAGGGAGAATAACAAAACGCTTATGGTGTGCGGTTAAATGCGCAATAATTGCCCTGGCATCGCTGAGAATCTGACCTTGCTTAGTCGCATTGTTTCGTCCCAACCACAACAAATTTATCGCATCACCGTGCGCGTCGTACCGCACGCCAGACGCCACGGTATTTGTGGAGTCAATCGTATATGGGTAGTAAATAAACGGCGTCGCAGCTGGAACAGCTACAGCCGACCCACTGGCGTCACGGGTAAACGTCAGCGTTGTTCCGTCCCAGGCCAGCGTCCCGTCTACACCTGCCAGGTTACCACGTACGGTTTCCGATACTGCGGCGTTGTCTACGACCTGTAAAACGCCAGGGTCTGCTGGAGTCAGCGCCACAGAACCGGACGCCGGGATGCTGCCACCTACCGGAGCATACGAAACAGTGTATGCCCCCTCACGTAACGCAACGGTACGCGACAGCCCGCCAGACCGGCCAAAATTGTAGGTCGGCAGACCGGTTAAATCAGACAGCGTGCGCAGGAATCGCGGGTTAGCCATGAATGAATGACCGAAACCAACAATCGCCCGTCGCCCGAAATATGCAGCTGGTTTATAGGGGCTGTATGCGCTAAACCATTTATTGCCGATGACAGTATCGTCACGATTCGAATCGAACGTGAATATTTCAGGTGTATTTTGCACGTTAGAATTATTCGTGTTCGAATCGATTAACTCGCGGTCAGACGTGGTTTTATTGATGCGATATAATTTTCCAGCGTCCGCATAAACCTCATACGAATCGCTGGCAGGAGGCTCAGGATTAATTAAACGGCCGGCAATGACGACATGACCGTGGTCATCGGTGAACTCCATAATGCGCAGGTTTTTATCAACAACCACCTCAGCATATGGAGAGCGGGAATACTCGTCAGGATTTAGATAATCCAGAGGAGCCCGAACGCCATTGATGCTCAGCTCGCTGGTATCGATTTTCCCGGCGGTCAACCCATATTTAACTGCAAGGTTTTTGAGATTTAACTTGTCGCCCTCCCAGAACATCAGCCACCTATGGTTTTTATCCATAATTGCGGAGTCTGCAGGCGAACGGGCGTACTCATCGGGACTCGCGAACGACACCGGTATTTCAACACCGCCAATAGAAATCGTATCAGTGTCCAGGCTGGAAACACTCAGTCTGTTGATTGTCGCATCGTCAAAAGAGACGTCACCGGAGACCTGAAGGTCTTTAATCTTCAGAGTGCCTTTGATATCCGCGTTCTTCAGCCAGATTTCATCACCATGCCACTGCAATAACCAGCGGTGGTTTTTGTCCATGATTGCAGAATCTGCCGGAGAGCGGGAATACTCGTCATTGTCGGCATACAAAACAGATTCGATGAGGTTGATCAGCGGTTCAATCAACTCATATGACGGCATTTTGCGCCCTGTGGCCTCCAGCGTTCCACCGTTGTTGATGTACTCGTCTGCCAGCGAATTACCGCCTGCACTACGTACATAAGTTGTGCTGCCCTCTGGTATGTTCGCGATATCAGCCTGAGCATCAGCCAGGGTCATGTACTGACGGCTTAGAGGAATCAGATTCTGTCGTGTCTCCTCTGTAAGGGCTTCATTCTTCGCCATCATTCCGCGCCAGGTATCCAGCTCAACGCCAGCGCGATCCGGCTCAGTCAGCGCAGACCCATTGACCAGCTTATCCAGGCGCTCAGCGTTATCAAGCAGCACAGCGGGAGACGTGCTCCCCAGCTCCGGGTTAAAGGCCATGTTTTTTGCTCCAAAAAGAGGCTTCGCCCAAACGAGGGTTTGAGCGAATGTCCGCGGCTTTTTACAATCAGCTATTTCAAGGAGTTAGAGAGTGCTGATTGGCTATGCGAGGGTATCAACCGGGGATCAAAACCTCGATTTACAGAAAAACGCGCTGATCCGCGCAGAATGTGAGCTGGTTTTTGAGGATATGGCCAGCGGGAAGAATGCCCGGCGGCCAGGGTTAAAGCGCGCCTTACGGCGGCTCCGCCCGGGTGATGTGCTGGTGGTCTGGAAACTGGATCGGCTTGGCCGCAGCGTGCGCGATCTGATTACGCTCGTATCGGAGCTACAGGCGCGCGGGGTAAATTTCCGAAGCCTGACCGATAGCATCGATACCAGTACGCCAGCAGGCCGCTTTTTCTTCCACGTCATGAGCGCCCTGGCGGAAATGGAGCGCGAGCTGATCGTTGAGCGTACCCGTGCCGGTTTAGCCGCTGCGAGGGAGCAGGGGAGAGTCGGCGGCCGCCGCCGGGTAATGACCACTGAGGTTGTTGAGCGATGCCGCAGGATGTTGGGTACGGGCGCAACCCGGCAGCAGGTAGCCGATGTGATAGGTGTAGACGTGAAAACTATCTACAAGTACCTGCCTGCTTCTGAATAATCATTATGTTGCGTCTGTGCAGATCATTGATAGCCACTGCCAATATTGATCTGCTGCACACATGCATTTACTGTATTTATATACAGTGCATTTGATAGGGGGAAGTATGCCGCGTTTATACGAAATCGAGACGGCGTGCCGGAACGCAATAGATATCCTGCCTAACGGAAAGCGCATCCTCACCACCAGGCGATTTCTGCAGGAACTGGAGAGATATAACTGGCACTGGTCACCGCGCCAGGCTAACCAGTGGATAGAGCACTACGTGACAACATTCCGCGACGTCTCAACTCAGGAAGGTGACGATCGCACGTTCCAGCTTTACAACCCGAATGGAGGGCTGTAATCGTGGGCTTTCCATCGCCAGCAGCAGACTATGTGGAAGGGCGACTGACCGTCGATAAACTCTGCGGTACCGGCCCTAATACTCGGATCGTGCAAACAGAAACCGGTTATGCCGTGGTTGATTTCTCCGTTAAACCAAAGCAGCAGGACACGGTATTGATCCAGTACTCCGGCGGTACAGATTTTGCGAAAGTTTTTGGGAAGGCGTTTATTACTCGTGATGGTGAGGCGCTGGAAGGCGAGGCATTGGACGACGTCGTAGTGTTAGGAATAGTGACATTCGTTATCAACCGGATAGGGAAGGATGATGATGAGTGTCCGGTGATGTGA